CTACACCGTTAGAGGCAGTACTTCGAGGTAGACATAGCGCGGTTCTTTCCGCAAACCGCCAGCCGGATAAGTTCTGACCAGGCGCCGTTTTTCAGAGTCGTAGGACATGCCGTCAACGAGGCACGCTTCGGCAACCTCAAGATTTGCTGCCCTGAGTGATTCGTAGTTCCTACGCGTCCAGGCAATCAGCGCAAGGTGAAGGGGCCTGTATTCCTTACCGATCGACTGTCGATCGACCTTCAGGCCCATTACGTTCAAACAGAACGCTAGGTACTTGGCTCCCTTGAAGTTCGGAAAACGCTCCATCTCCTTGATCTCGTTATAGATCAAGCGACGGACCTTGTGCCTCACATAGGCACCTGCCTCCGACTTTTCTGCGAACGATTCGAAGAGGACGGACCAAACTGTGTTGTGCTGGATGGTCCAGGAAGTGCTAATCGGCGAACGCACGCTGGCAGCGCAAAAGATTACGTTCAAAATCGATCCTGCGACCATGTCATAGACTGAGTGGCCAGGCCCGTAACGTTTGTGCATACGGAGTTGGATATATTTCGGTACAGGCGTCTTGCCCAGTATCTCGATCGAGTCCTTGAGAAAATCGACCAATGTTTTCAGCGTCGCATAAGGACCTGTGCGCCACTCCAGCGTCTTCGACCCATCGAGATGGAAGAGGTCAAGCGCAGCGAATTCGAGCCTGGAATGGAGACGGAACAGGACAGTCGTATTAGATGGAAACCCCGCCTCAACATACGACTTGAGCGCGAGTCGAGCTGCTCGCAGGAAGGCGCCCCAGGTATCCGAGTTCCAACTGAAGCTCTCGCCTACGTCGGCGTCCAACGCGGTGCCAATCCCGGCCAGCATGGCGTAGTCTCCAAAGATCGCCTGACTGAGCGGCTTGTGGTGTCCAAGCAGGCCGACTTGATAACCTTCGGTCTCGTGGTACAGGAATGAGTCGTTATGTACGAGGGCCTCGCCGACGATGTTGCGCGTGAAGATACCAATCGCAACGTCGTGCTTCTTTTGCAGGGCGATTTCTCGGAAGAGTTCCAGCGCGAGTACAGGGCCCTTCGCAACGACGGCGCGACAGAACCGACGGTCGGCGATCAGTAGCAGAAAGTCGTTGGCGTAGCCTTCAACCTTCCGAAAAGGTGGTAGCTCTAAACCTCCTTGCGCAGTTCTCGATGACATACTGCGGGAATTCATGGATGGCGCATACTTGATTATCTGGCCGGCGGAACGCGTGATCTCGTCGGAGATCACCGCTAGCTCGTCTGCTGATCCGCGCAAGATCGCCCGATACACAGCGCCGACGTATCGCTCCGCATTTAGGGGCCCAAATCGTGGAGGTCGAACGAATGCGAACCATGCCCAGCCAAGGAACGTGAGCAGGAAGGTCAACCCGAGTAACCCTTGCCAGATTGCTGGTGTCAGCGGACCACCTACCGGAACGAGCCAACCTTGTGCCCGCCACAGATCTGTCAGGAGGCTGAGAATCCCGACGAGGGCGACGTTGACGAACGCTATGCGTTGAAGCGGAAGAGGTGCCGTCTCGATGCGGAATTGGTACCGCGCATCGGCGATCGTCCAGGCAAGCACCAATAGAGCCATTGCCGCAAGGTATTCAGCGAAGCCGAAGAACTTTGGGCCATTAGGATCAAGTGCGTAAAAGCAAATTCCATGAATGCAGGGCGTGGTTAGCATGCTAGCGATACTAATTGAGATATCCTTTACAAAGGCCACGACATGATTTCAGTATCGCCCATACCCGAGCCCGCATGGCTCTGGCGATGCCACCTGCACGTGCAGCGCCTAAGTCAATTAGAAGCTTCGGAGTCCTACTGAATGCCGCCGCTCGCAACGGCCTCTTTTCTAGCCGAATGCAGTCATCCGAAATGATTAAGCTGACCGTCCTCTCCCGCTGCTGAACGGTTGTTGGGCGCAAACGCCCCCAGCTAACTCACCACCGCTGCCTCAATTGAGCCACCACGGTTTGCTGCTCGTGCCAGTTGATCGGCAGAGGGTGGCTAAAGAACCACTTGGCCGTCAGTTCAGCCGGCTGCCTACCGGCCATGATGTCGTCAACGATGTACGGATCCAGCAGCGTCAGCCGCAGCAGCTCATTCACTGTGCTCGCATCCAGCCCCTCCTTGCGGGCGATATCGCTGCCGCTTTCAACCAGCCCTTGATCCATCAGCTTTTGCCAATAGAGGGCTCGGGCCAGGGCGGTGAGTAGGACATTGTTGGGTAGGTTCGGTATCTGTGCCAGCTTGGCCGCTTCTTCCTCCGGCCGAATCACCACCGCCTTGCCGCCACGCTTGGTAAAGCGTATCGGAATAAAAGTCGAGGGCGGGGGAAAGTCCGGTAGTTGCACGGGTGTGTCGGTGGAGCGTTGTTTTTTCATGCGAACTCCATCTCATTCATTTCTCGTGCCGTAGTGCCCGGCGTGAGCTCACCGATGAATGCGCCCCATGCCTCGTAGCGCCAATCCAGGGTGATGCCTTTGGGGTGAACGGTCACGCGCTTGAGTAGGCTGCGCACGATGTCCCTTTTGACATCGGGAAAGAGCTGATTCCAAACGGCGGCCGTGCGCTGAAACAGCGTGACCACCACCTCTGGCTCGCTCAGCTCTGGGTTGACCGATCGAATGTGCTGCCAATAGCGGTGCACCATTTGACCGGTGCGCAGCACCTCAAATACCTGCTCCATAACCGCCGTTTCCACCGTGCCTGCAGCCAAGTTGCCCGTGGAGCCCATGCCGGCGCCCATGTTGTGGTTCTTATTGACCACATAATACCGGTAGGCCTGGCCCCCGCGCTTGTGGGTGGTCGTGGGCAGGTACAGCTCGCCTAGCTCGGTATAAAGCATTCCGCGCAGCAAATGGTCGCTGGCCATGCCGTGGGACTGGCGGTGGCGTTTTTTGGGGTCAACCGCCATGATGGCCTGTACCTTGTCCCAAACGGATTGGTCCACGATGGGCGGATGCTCGCCTTTGTAGTGGGCTCCCTTGTGGTTGAGCATGCCCAGGTACATGCGGTTGTGCAGGATTTTGTAAATGGTCTGCTTGGAAAGAAGGGCTCCACGTTTGCTACGGATGCCTTCGTCGGCCAGCTTCTTAACCATGTGCGTGGTCGAGTGCGTCTCCAAAAACGAGTCGTAGATCCACCGAACGGTCTCGGCTTCCTTGGGTTCGATGATCAACTTGCGGTTGAGCACGACGTAGCCCAGCGGAACGGGGCCTCCCATCCACATGCCTTTTCGCTTGGAGGCGGTGATCTTGTCGCGGATGCGCTCGCTGGTGACCTCGCGCTCGAACTGGGCAAACGACAGCAGCACGTTGAGCATCAAGCGCCCCATCGAGGTCGCTGAATTGATCTGTTGCGTCACCGAGCTGAAGCTGACCTTGTGCTTGTCAAAGAGGTCGACCATCCTGGCAAAGTCAGCCAGTGAGCGCGACAGCCGGTCGATCTTGTAGACCACGATGATGTCGACCTTACCGGCCTTGATGTCATCGAGCAGGCGCTTCAATCCCGGGCGCTCCATGTTGCCGCCAGAAAAGCCTGGGTCTTCATACGCGTCAGGCACCAAGCTCCAGCCCTCGGCTTTTTGGCTTGCCACGAATGCCGCACCGGCTTCGCGCTGGGCATCGATGGAGTTGAACGTCTGGTCCAGTCGTTCGTCAGACGACACGCGGCAGTAAACCGCGCAGCGCTTGGGTGTGATTTTTTCTGTGGCTTGGCTCATGACTGTGTTTTCTTTCTGAGATGAAAGAACGACGAGCCTGACCAGTTGGTGCCTGAAATCATGCGAGCGATGCCCGACAGACTCTTGAAGATCTTGCCGTCAATCTCGTAGCGGCCATCGGCCAAAACGGTGACCCGGTATTCCTGGCCGTCGTATTCACGCAGCAAGACGGTGCCCGGTAGCAGCGCATTGGCTTTGCGCGGTCCAGAGCGGATTTTGGAAAGACGTTCGCCAAATTCGGTCAGCAAGCTTCGGGTGGTAATTGGCAAACCACCAAAAACCGCCTCTTGGATGCGGTACGCCAGCCGGGACTCGAGGAACTTGCGGTTGGGGTGGGTAGGTCGACTCTGAAAGTGCTGATCCCACAGCTTCCAAAGCTCTGCCATGGGCAGCTCTGGCAGGGCGGCAATCTGCTGGCTGACCTGCAGGGTTTTGGTGACGGATCGCACCGGGTGGTTGTCTGGGTTTTTCATCTTTGGGCTCCATGAGGTTGAGAGTGGTTTGTATTCACGCTCTGGTGGCCAACGATGTCCAGGAACTCGTCTAGGTCAGTCGCATAAAGCCGACTGCTGTGGGCTTGGGCAATGCTGCGCCGCTGCTCGGCGACGGCCTGCCCAATATGCGCTGCGATTTGCTGCAGGCTCAGGTGATTGCTTTTGGTGGGATGCCTTGGGGGCTGGGTTCGAAGGGGAGAGGTTTCGGGATTCATGGTGGGCACAGGTGACTGAGAAAAACACCATCGAATCGTAAAAAGCGCCCCCATCACAGGTAACGTGTTTTAGCGGGCCAAAGGGGGACATCGGTGTCCAAACCCCCATCAATCAAGGCCTGATGACGTCGGATGTAAGCAGCACAAGGCCTGGCGTGCTGGTTTTGACAGATTTTTCAAATACTGTACATTCATCCAGTAAAAGTGACATTTGGTAACTGTTTTCCATGGCAATGGTGCCGTGGTGTTGGGGTAAGGACCCCCAATCATTCAAGGAATAAGAACAAGGAGACCGCCGGTGAGCAAGCCACTGACTTACGCAGACATCTTGTTGAGTCTGCCCGTCGACGAGACGCTCCAAATCTTTTTGGAACGCCACGCACTGCCCCTGCCGCCTGCGTGGGAGTGGAACGACAACACAGTCACCTCACGGCGACTTATCCGCCTGGTGCAATGCCACCCCGAGACGGTCTTGCGCGACCGCATTGTGGCCGGGCTCCATGCCAGCGCCCTGCTGGCACACCCCTTGGGTAAACAGGCCATGTTTCAGGCCGCTCATGGGCGAGCTGCGGATTTGACAGGGCTCATTGCTTGCAAGAGCGACTTGCACCGTGCCTTTTGGCTTTACGTGCACCACCCCGATTTGTTTGAAGCCGCCGCCGAGATCGAATACCTCGACCACCACGAACAGCAAGCCCAGCAGCACGACCTGGGCATCAGCCGACCTGTCTTACGAGATGAGGCGGCGCTGGGAGCTTTTGCGGAAGCCATCAAGGGCTTCTACCAGCGCGAGTTGGGCTGCGGCGAGGTGTGCGTGGTCAACCTGCTCGAGCGGGCCCGGGGTACCCAGCTGATCTCCGTTCACGCTAAGGACCTGGCTACTGCCCGCCTGGAATTCGAAGGCACCCAGTTGCAGCGGCGCGTCGGCAGCCCCAATATCCACTTGGCTCTGGAGTATTCGCCGGTCACGGGTGTGGCGCGAACCATCATCCGGGGTGGTTTCCGGTACCACGCCATGCTCTGTGATGCGTTCGCCCGCCATTTGCTGGGCACAAATACCGATGTGCAGCGAATCTTGGCGCCCAGGTTGGATTTGTCGTCGTTGCGCTTGGGGCTGAATGTCCCACAGGCACTCGAAGACGGATTTGTGGCCATGCAGGTCAAGAACGTGGTGGTCGTCAGCGAATGCGGCCGACTCAAGATGGAGTGCGTGGCCAGTGCGGTGACCGACCAGCGCTGCGTGACCGAGCTGCTCAGAGACTGTTTCGGGACGGACAACCCGCTCACCCGTGGCTGGGCTATTCAGGCCGCCACGCTGAATTTTTACCTCCCTCCGGAGCCAGGACGCAGCCGCTGCTCGGTCGTGAGCGTGGAAGTCACCAGCCGTGGTCGGCTCAATCTGCACAAGTTCGATGAGAAGTTGCGCGCCCAGCTAGAAGGCTATTTGGTGCAACTGGGCATTCTGCAGGACCTGCAGGTGCTCAAACCCAGCGCAAGCGTGATCCCACCAGGCAGGATGTCGCACAGCGATTTGTTTGGCTGAGCTTGGGTAAGGTGACCATGGACTCCACCCTTCACCATCGCGCCATGGGCCTGGCCGGCTTGCTGTTATCCCGTGGAGGCCTCTTCATGGAAAACACCTTGACCCGCACTCAACGGGAGAGCCTGAGCCTGTTGCAGCAGGTCAAAGCCGTCTCGCCTGGGCCCGTACAGGCGGTAGATGCGCTGTGCGACTACTGCGGTTTGCACCGTGGGCGCGTATTTCGCAGCCATGATGGGCTGATCGTGCAGTGTCCAGAATGCGGCCCCACACCACTGGAACCGGCAAGCCTGCGCAGTTGGCGACTGGACGAGCAATGGCTCATTCGCAAGCTGCGTGGCGCGCTCAGCATTGATGCCAGTGCCCCAGTCACCCCTGTGGCTGAGGGTGTGTGGGACATCGGAACGCACAAGCGCAGACCGGTGCTGCTGGGGCGCAGGATCGATAGCGTAATGTCGCAGGCGCTCAAGATCTTCCACGGTCATGAACCGCGTCGCAACTGCTGGGTGATCACGCCGGGTCCGATTGGGCTGGTGCCCGTGGAGCCGCTGGCGGGAACCGCCACTTGGTGGCATTTAGAAGTTCGTTTTGCCATTCATGGCTTGGCGCTGCGATATGTGGCACTGGATGCAGAGCAGGTTGGTCGTGTCCAAGAGCCCGGTGCAGCGTATGCGGTTCATGGCCCGTTCACCGCTGACTTTGGCATGGCGATGTTGGACGACTGGCCGCACGGTCCGATCCGCTTGTCGGGCGCCCAGAGCAGATTGTTCGCCGTGCTGTGGAAACACCGCCATCAAGCCCAGACCGCAGAGCTCCTCATGCGTGAGGCCGGCTTGGCCAGCGACCGCCCGTTGGATCTTTTCAAGATCAAAGCGGCCAACCGGGGCGATCCGGCCTACGCGGGGCCGTTGCATGCCTACGAGCGCCTGGTTGTTCGTCAGCGACGGCTTGGGCTTTACCAACTGGCTTGGACGGACTGAGTGGCAGGGTCGGATGATCTAACATTGAATTTGACTTCTAACAATTTAAATGTTAGAGTTATTTTCTATGTTAGAAAGACCTCTGCCCCAGAGAACCGTCCAGTACCTCAACCAGGTTCTTGGCGAGGGGGCGGTGTGCCTGCACCCCAGTCCCCAGGCAGCTGAGCTACCGTACTTTGTGCAAGACGCCTACGACATCATGACTGGTGGCGTCCATGGGCATCAGATCACCTTGGCCTGCCTCAAGTACGCCAAACCCATGCCGGTTGAGCAAATTGAGCTAAGTACGCAGCGCATCCGTGAGGCATTTCCATCCCCCCTGATTGTGGCTATGCCAGGCCTGAGCCCGGGTGAGCGCAAGCAGCTGATTCAACGCGACATTGCCTTTGTCGTGCCTGGCAAGCAACTGTTTGCGCCAAAGCTGGGCATGATTTTGAGTGAGCAGTTTGGAGCGCCCACTCTCCAGCGGCATTCGCAACATCTGAGCCCATCAACCCAAGCCTTGCTGATTTGGTTTCTGCTGCACCACCCCGTGGACGAGATCTGGCATCCCTTTGACGATGCTGCTGCCATGGGGTACGCCGCCATGACTGCCACGCGTGCGATCCGCGAACTGGTGGAGTTCGAGCTTTTGGACTTGTTGCAGCAAGGCCGCTCCAAATATCTGCAACTCAAGGCCAGCCGCCGTGAGCTGTGGGATCAGGCCAAGCCGTATCTGCGCACGCCTGTGCAAAAAACTTTGTGGACTTTCGATGCCGACATCTTGAACTTGCCGGGGGCCATGATCTCTGGCGAGGATGCATTGGCTCGCTTGACCATGATCAACGAACCACGGCAGCGCGTGGTCGCTCTTGCGTCGTCTGCCGTTGCACAAGCTCGGCAGCGAGGTGTCTTCTTCGAGCCCGGTGAAGTGGCTGATGGGTTAGCCGTTCAAGTTTGGCGATATGTGCCGGCCATGCAGGTTAGGACAAACGTGGTTGACCCGCTTTCTTTGTGGATCAGTCTGAAAGACAGCGCCGACGATCGGATTCAAATGGCCCTGGATGAGTTAGAGGAGCAGTTTCCATGGTGAGAGGGCTGTCGGTCTTTCAGGCCTGGTTCAAGGATTTCGAGGATCAGTACGTCTTTATCGGCGGGACCGCAGCCAAGATCACTATGGCCCAAGAGGGGCTTGAGTTTCGCGGCACTAAGGATCTGGACATCATCCTGCATATTGAAATGCTCACGCCGGAATTTGGCCGTCAGTTCTGGGCTTTTGTGCAGGCCGGTGGGTATCAGCTACAAGAGGGTGAAGTCCAAAAAAAGCCTTGCCTGTACCGATTCCAAAAGCCGCTGGACGATGACTTCCCTTACATGCTGGAGTTGTTTTCGCGTGTGCCAGATGAGGTGAGCTTCGCACCTTCTGGCCATCTTACGCCCATCCCCTTCGACGAACAGATCTCCAGCTTGTCCGCTATCTTGCTGGACGAGGATTACTACCAATTCGTGCTCAATGGTCGCCGCAACAAGGACGGTCTTCCATCATGGGTGGGCGAGGACAGGCTGATTCCCTTGAAGGCTGTCGCATGGATGGAGATGACGCAGCGCGCGGCACAAGGCGAGGTCATTGACTCCAGAAAAATCAACAAGCATCTGGCCGACCTGGTTCAGTTGTCATCACTGCTCAGACCGGGCGTCACCATTGAAGTACCTTCCAAGGTGCAGTCAGACATGCAGCGGTTTGTGGAGCGTGTTGCGGATTTGGATCCGAAAAAATACGCAATTGCGCTGGATCGCATTTCTGCTGCTTACGGTTTGGCAAAAGCCTAATCTGAACGGTGCTTACTTGGTCTGTCCGACGGTACTGTCGCCGGGCCGTGTCTCGTTCCACATTTTTACCAATAAGGGTCTGCTGCGCTCGTACCACCAGCGCACCAGCTGCTGATTTTTACCGTCCATTCGCCCTTTGAGCAGGGTGCAGTTCTCGATGGTGAAAGCCGCATCGATGTCCGGCCCTGCTATGTGAAAGTGTGGCGGAGCGTGGTCATCAGCATAGATGTGAATTTTTAGGGACTGGATGCGGTCCACCAGATGGCGAACGCTGTACAGCGTGCCATCCTTCCAGATGGAATACCCACCTTCCAATATCTCAAGCAAGACCGTCGATGCGGCCTCCAAGGATTGCGCCTCTCGGATTGACTGATCCAGTCTGACATTGGGATTGGGTTCGAACATGCTGCTTTATACGACGGCGGTCATGGGTATTTACCTGGGCTCGGTCGCCCCATTCGATGTCGTCCCAGTTCCATCGGGGCAAACATTCGAATCAAAGAACTGGCGATACCAGCCCCAGTTCTTTATTCGCCTCCTTCTCAGTTCCGAGGTGATTTTTTGCAATAGCAGCGTTGTCCCTCTACTCACTGAAAGGAGTGAACATGCTGCTCACAACACCAGCTCACGGAGCGTCTCAGCCGCTTCATGTCATTGCCGCCACCCAGGCCACGCTGCCTGACAAGGTGGTGCTTACGGAGGCCGACCTGGCTTCGCGTTGGGGCATGAGCCCCAAGACCCTGCAGCGTTGGCGCATGGAAGGCCGTGGCCCGCACTACCTCAAGCTGGGCAAGCGGGTCAGTTATCCCGTCAAAGCTGTCATTGCTTTCGAAAACGGCGTCCAGCATGTCTCGACCTCACAAAAGGCCAACGGCTGAAAGGACCTCGCACCATGAACCACCTTCAATTGCACGAGGCAGCCCTGCCTGACCTATCAGAAAACCAGATCAGTCGCCTGGCCAAAGACGAGCTTGTCCATTTCAGCCTGGCCGTGGAGCAACTGCAGCACTGGAGCGAGCAGATGCGCCAACGCATCAACCGGGCCATGGAAATTCGTTATGCCGAACACATCCCGCAAGCGGACGTTATGGGGCAGGGCGAGTCCCAGCGACTTCGCATCGATGACGGCGATTTGCAGATCGAGATGAGCCAGGGCTTGGAAGTCACTTGGGATCAAAAGCACCTGGCCGAGATTGCCGATCGGATGGTGGCGGCCGGTGACCGCGTCCAGGACTTCATGCGGGTAGAGCTGTCTGTCACTGAGGCTGACTACGCCCGCTGGCACCCGATGCTCAAGGCCGCGTTTGAGCCAGCTCGCCAAGCGCGCATCACCGAGCCCCAGTTCCGCATCCGCTGGGCTGGCGAGAACCAGCTTGCAAGCCCACTGTGAACCCGGTGATCGCTAGCCACATCCATTGAACACTGAACCGAGATCCACTCATGAACCACGATTCTTATCACTCACATGCCCAGACACCTGCCGGCGGCGTCAACTGGAGCGACTTTAACGACGCCGATGCCCAGCAGGGCGGCTTTGACCTGATCCCCAAAGGCACCGAGGCGGTGGTGCGCATGTCCATCAAACCCGGCGGCTATGACGATCCGGACAAGGGCTGGACCGGCGGCTACGCCACCGCCTCTGAAGAGACTGGCGCCGTGTTTCTGTCCTGCGAGTTCGTACTGCTCAGCAGCCCCTATGCCAAACGCAAGGTCTGGAGCAACGTGGGCTTGCACTCCAACAAGGGACCGACCTGGGGGCAGATGGGGCGCAGCTTCATCAAAGCCGTCCTCAACAGCTCGCGAGGGATTCACCCTGACGACAATTCGCCTGAGGCCTCACGGGCACGCCAGATCCGAGGCTTTGCCGAGCTCGATGGCGTGGAGTTCGCCGCGCGCATCGGTGTCGAAAAAGACTCCAAAGGCGAGCTGCGCAACCTTATTCGTCTGGTGATCGAGCCAGACAACAAAAGCTATTCCGAGCTGATGTCGCATAAAGCTGCGCGCGACGGCGGGCCAAGTGGCACTGGTGGAACGGGCGGCGCACCCGCGATGGCTGCGCCTTTGGCCGCCCAACGCGCGACTCAGGGCGGCGCCGGATATTCCAACCATGTACCTAGTCCTCACACCACCCAAGGGCCTCCAGCATGGGCGCAGTGATTTGCCATGGCTATGAAGTGCTGGATTTGCAACCGCCAGGCCAGAGGCTTCGTCCATGTGGACATTCGCTATCGCATTGGACACCCCAGGCGATACCCGATCGACTGGGTGTTTTGCTCACAGCGGTGCCAGGCATGTTTCCACGGTCTGTATGGTCGTGGCGTCCGAGCGCTGGAGGACGGTCACCTACCCCAGGGGGGCGAAGTGATTGATCCCACCAAAGCTGAAATCGCCGCCATGCACCGCTGCCTCAAGCCTTTGGGCGATGCAGCCTGCCAGATCGGGATGCAAAAGCCCCTTGGGCAATACAGCCAGGACGAAGCCTTGCAACTGATCGGCGCGGTGATTACCACCTACGTGGAGGTGATGGCCCAGGAGCATGAACGCACCAAGTACCCGCCGGTGCGGATGAACCTGGCGCCTGCAGTCGCTAGGCCAACCACCGGCTTACCCACCCCAGGGTAAAGCCGACTTCCCTTCTTTCATCAACCAATGCGGACCGCTGCCCAGCGGTCTGCAGGGAGAACCTTTGTCATGAATTTAGACATTTCAATGGCTGAGCAGGCCAGTGCCCAACGTGCAGACACGTTCTTGAACGCGCAGCAAGCCGCTGCTGCGCTCAATCTGCCGCTGTATTTCTTCGTCAACACCTACAAGCGCCAAGCGCTGGGCATCCCGTTTTACAGCATCAACCGTTTGGTGCGGTATCGGCTCGACGAGTTGCACCGCTGGCAGGTGGGCAAGGCGGCTCAGTTGGCCAGGGAGCAGTGGCAGCAGACACAAGATGCGGCCCGCCCAGAGACAGTGGGAGGCTTTGCGCATGCTTGATTTCAATGACGCGGCATCGCCCGCGTTCAGAAAAGCCAGTCCTGATCCCGCCCAACTGGCCCAAGAAAAATCCGAGATCCGTGAGGCTCTGGTCGCACGCTTGCCAGTGCTGGTGATGCAAATCTGGCCAGCGGGCAAACGGCGGCACAACAAGCTCCTGATCGGAGATGTGGCCGGTGGCCCAGGCGACAGTCTGGAGCTGCTGCTCACCGGCCCCAAGGCAGGCTTGTGGACTGATCGTGCCACGGGTGACGGCGGTGACGTCTTTGACCTGGTGGCCCGATATCACGGCCTGGATGTGCATGGCCAGTTTTTTCAGGTCATGCAAAAGGCCCGCGACTGGCTCGGTCGTGTCGCCTCCATCCCAGCTGCCACGGTCGCGGCCATGGCAGCTGCCGACAAGTTCAAAGCTCCGCCAGTGGATGAGCTGGGGCCGGCCACAGCCAAATGGGACTACCAAGATGCCAGGGGCAAGCTCATTGCCGTGGTCTACCGCTATGACCCGCAGCCCGGTCACAAGGAGTTTCGGCCGTGGGACGTGCGCCGGCGCAAGATGGCACCACCCGATCCGCGGCCTTTGTACAACCAGCCCGGCCTGCTCAAGGACGAGCAGGTGGTGCTGGTTGAGGGTGAGAAATGCGCGCAAACCTTGATCGACCTGGGTGTGTGCGCGACCACCGCCATGCATGGCGCCAACGCGCCGGTGGACAAAACCGACTGGACGCCGCTTTCGGGCAAGCACGTGCTCATATGGCCCGACCGAGACAAACCGGGCTGGCAGTATGCCGACCACGCATCCCAGGCCATTCTCAAAGCCGGAGCGATCAGCTGCACGATTTTGCAGCCCCCCACAGAAAAACCCGAGGGCTGGGATGTGGCGGATGCCGTGCACGACGGCTTTGACATCGCAGGCTTTTTGGCTGTGGGTGAGCGCCTGCCTGTCGTGCGTCAGTTTGACCACGACGACATGCCCACCCCCATTGAGGGCATTGACTACGCCACCGAGGACGGCTTGGCGCTGGCGTTCTCACACGAGTTTGCCGAGGACTGGCGCTACTGTGCGCCCTGGGGCAAGTGGCTGGTGTGGAACGGCGTGCGCTGGAACGTCGACAAGGCTCTGTACGTGCAGCACCTGTGCCGCAAGGTCGCGCGCGTGGGCTCGCTCTTTGCCGAAGGACCAAAGCAAAAGTCCCGCTTGGCCAGCGCGGGCACCATGTCGGCCATCGAGCGCATCGTGCGCTCAGAACCCCGGCACAGCGCCACGGTGGAGGAGTGGGATGCCAATCCCTGGCTCTTGAACACCCCAGGCGGCATCGTCGACCTCAAAACTGGCATGCGTGGCCCCCACAACCGGGAGCGCCGCATGACCAAGGTCACCACGGCCACGCCCCAGGGTTTGTGCCCGGTGTGGCGCAATTTTCTGGTCAATGTCACCGGAGGCGACGAGGAGCTGCAGCGCTACTTGCAGCGGGTCGTGGGATATTGCCTCACGGGTGACATCAGCACCCACGCATTGTTCTTCCTCTACGGCACAGGTGCCAACGGCAAGTCGGTGTTTGTCAACGTGGTCTCTACCGTCTTGGGCGACTACGCAGCCAATGCGCCCATGGACACTTTCATGGAAACGCGCACGGACCGCCACCCGACAGACCTGGCTGGTTTGCGTGGTGCGCGCTTTGTCTCGGCAACAGAAACCGAGCAGGGCAGGCGCTGGAACGAATCGAAGATCAAGGCCATCACGGGTGGGGATGACATCACCGCGCGCCTGATGCACCAGGATTTTTTCACGTACCGGCCGCAGTTCAAGCTGCTCATTGCCGGCAACCACAAGCCCGCGATCCGCAACATCGACGAGGCCATGAGACGGCGCATGCACCTGATCCCTTTCACGATCACGGTGCCGGCTGACAAGCGCGATCCGCTCTTGAGCGACAAGCTCCTGGCCGAGCGCGATGGGATTTTGGCCTGGGCGCTCGAGGGCTGCTTGCTTTGGCAGACCCAGGGTTTGAAGCAGCCGCAATCGGTCGTTCAAGCCACCGAGGAGTACTTCGAGGCCGAGGACGCCATGGGTCGCTGGGTGGCCGAGCGCTGCAACCAGGGCTCCAACTACAAGGCGCTCACCGCCACGCTCTTTAACGACTGGAAGCAGTGGGCCGAGATGAGCGGGGAGTACGTGGGCACCCAGCGCCGCTTCTCGGACGCCTTGCTCGCCAGACGGTTCGAGAAATGGCGCAACCCCATGGGCGTTCGCGGCTACGTCGGCCTGGACTTGAAGCAGCCCACCGCCATGCCTGCCCGAACCTACCCCTACAACGACGAATGAGTGAGACACCCCCATGAACATGCCATTGAATCTCGGCCGTCTGACGCAACTGACGGTTCAAAACAGTAGTCCTCTACGCGGGCGTGCGTACGCGCATATAGAAGCCTCGTGCTTTACCGCGTCGACTGCGTCAGCACCCTTGGCCAAACCACTGAGCTCATTGCCTGTGTTCAACCCGGCAGCAGCCGGCTTGAACGGATCGGCGGCGCATCCACACAGGGTTAATCCGAGCAAAGGAGGCCGCGCATGAAATGCCCTGAGCCTCGTTACCCTTCGCCCCTGGGGCGCATGCAGGCCACGCCTATGGATGCGGAAGCGACCAAGCGCCAAGGTTGGCGCGAACAGCACATCCTGGTTATCACACCAGAAGACAAGCGCCTGAGCTTCCTGGAGCGCCAGTTGATCCACAGCATTGGCGAGCGGCTCTATGGTCCTTCCCCAGAGCAGCGTCCCCACGCCCAATACCCCACGCGGAGAGGTGACCATGGTTGAGCTCTGGACCTTAGAAGCCGTGGCTGACCGGTTCACGGAGGCAGCCCGAACCGCCAGGCGCTTGCCCCGAGTGGCCGTACAAGGCTATGTCAGCGCCTGGCCTGTGATCGTGCGCAGCGAGCTCGAAGGCTATCCGGACCGAGACAAGCTCTATCGGCTGCCACCGCCTTCGCCCAAGGATGTCGAGCTCATGCTCGAGGTCATGCACTGGGTGCAGGTGCTGGAAGTCGATGAGCGGCTGTTGGTGTGGATGCGCGCCAAGCGCTACGACTGGCAGGAAATCAGCAGGCGCTTTGCCTGTGACCGGACGACAGCCTGGCGGCGCTGGAAGCGCGACATGCAAGTCATCACCGATCGGCTCAACCAGGTGCGTTGATCACACCCTGAACCGGGCAAGCTGCGCGCGCCTTGAGGGAATTAGCGTGTTTTAAATCGCGTGCGCGGCGATACTCGAATCGCAGGGTAAATGCGCGGGCTTGAGGCCCTTTTGACCCGTGCAACATTTCGGCGATTCGGGTCTACATTTACGGCTATGGTGAGGCCTTGAACGCACCGCACTGAGTGCACCAAGCGATCAAGGCCTCGAACGAGCACCCCAGTCCCGCTACACCAAGCACCGGCTTACGAAATCAACGGGTCCTTCCTGGCCGCGATGCTATGCGGGGGGCAACAGCGCGAGATTTCGCTACCGATAGCCCCGAAATCCGGGTACGCGTACGCACCGGGTACGCACAGCCAACCAGCACCGCTACAGCCGGCTCAAGGCCAGTGCTGTATCGCCATTGTTCACAGGTCCCAGATGCAACAACCACAGATCCGAATGGTCGCCATTGACGCGCTCATTCCCTACGCACGTAACGCCCGCACCCACAGCGATGCCCAAGTGGCCCAGATTGCGGCCTCCATCGTGGAATACGGCTGGACCAATCCGGTCCTCACGGACGGAGACAAGGGCGTCATTGCGGGCCATGGGCGCTTGATGGCGGCCAGAAAGCTGGGCGTCAAAGAGGTGCCTGTCATCGAGCTGGCGCACCTGACCCCAGAGCAAAAAAAGGCCTACATCCTGGCCGACAACCGCATTGCAGAAAACGCAGGCTGGGACCAGGAGCTTTTAAAGCTGGAGCTCGCAGAGCTGCAGTCGATGGACTACGACCTCTCGCTCATTGGCTTTAGCCAAGAGGAGTTGGACGGATTTTTTGAGGACGTTGAAGAAGGCGGTGGTTTGACCGAGGATGACGCCATCCCAGAGACACCAGTAGACTCTGTTTCCAAACCTGGGGATTTGTGGATCCTGGGCAACCACCGCCTGCTTTGCGGAGACGCGACGATGTCTGCGGATGTGCAAACTCTGATGGGCGGACAACTGGCCGACATGGCGTTTACCGATCCCCCCTACAACGTCGACTACGGTAACAGTGCCAAGGACAAGATGCGCGGCAAAGGCAGGCGCATCATGAACGACGCCTTGGGCGACGGCTTTTATCAATTCTTGCATGACGCCTGCCAGAACCTGCTGGCCGTGACCAAGGGCGCCTGCTATGTGTGCATGAGCTCATCGGAGTTGCACACCTTGCAAAAGGCCTGGCTCGATGCAGGGGGGAAATGGTCCACGTTTGTGATTTGGGCCAAGAATGCTTTTACGCTTGGGCGCGCGGATTACCAGCGACAGTACGAGCCCATCCTGTACGGGTGGAAACAGGGCTCAGACCACTTTTGGTGTGGAGACCGTGACCAGTCGGATGTTTGGTTTTACAACAAGCCGCGCGTCAACGATTTGCACCCCACCATGAAACCTGTGGAGTTGGTCGAGCGTGCACTCAAGAATTCATCCAAGAGCAGAGACACGGTGATTGACTTGTTCGGCGGCTCTGGCACCACGCTCATCGCTTGCGAAAAACTCAACCGCCACGCCTGCCTGATGGAGCTCGATCCCAGATACGTGGATGTGATCATCCAGCGATGGCAGGGCTACAGCGGTAAAGAGGCTGTGCGCCAAAGTGATGGCTTGACCCTGGAGGCTGCCAGGCGGCAGAAAGCATCACAGGGTCAAACATCGCCTGCCGCGCCTTCGACGACGCTGCAGTGAATCACAAAGCCCACCAGATGCGGTGTGCCCATGGGGATGTCATAGCGTTGATGGGCGGTTCGCCCAATTCGCCAGGTCATCCAATGCGTGACGGCTTGCTCAATGGCTGCGGTCAGATCCAGGCCTTGATGTCGAGCGTCGTTGACGGAATCGGCAAAGTGCCTACCGAAGCGGCTGTCTAAGAACACCCGCACATCATGGGCGTCTTCATTCGTGGCACGGCAGATGGCCTGCATGGCCAGCGGCCAGGCCAGGCAGGCGTAGCCACCCATCGTGCCCCAAAAGCCAAAGGACTCGTTTTGTGACGGAGGCAGGGCGGTGGTTAAGGCTGGTGCTGGTGCTGGTGCTAAATCGGTAGCGCTCATGGCAGGCTCCTTATGTCATTGGGTTTTTGATGGCTCTATGAACGCTCTGTAAGGGCGAGAAGTAAAGCGTTCATCAAAAGACTTTTTTCATCCCAAACGGCCCACATACCGGGCGTAGTCGGATCCAGATGGATCTACGTACAGGTAGGGCCTCCCTGGGGCGTGTATTTCCACGCACAGGCGAGCCTCGCCCACGTAGCCGCCCTTGCCCGAGAGCCAATCGCGCGATTTCATGAAATTCATGGCGAAGGCATCGAACTCTTCAGGGCTCATCAGTCGGGTTTCGGTGATGTAAACCAGGTCGTTGCCTGTGGGGCACATGTCGCCCAGGTCGGCGGGTTTTCGGGCAAAGGGCAGTCGGATGCCCAGGATTTCAACCTGGAGGGATTTGCTGTCCATCTCTACGGTCAGCGGCGTGCGTTCAATGGTCAAGGTCATTGATCTTGTATTCATGGTGGATCTCCTGTGGTTGAGGGGTGTTCTTTTAGGCAATGCGGTAACGCCGCTCTTGGCCCTCGGCCTTCTCTGACGTCACCGTCAAGCCCAGCTTCTTTTTGAGGCTGCCAGCCATGAAGCCGCGAATGGTGTGTGCCTGCCAGCCACTGGCCTGAGCCATCTCGCTCAGGCTGGCGCCCTGCGCTTGCTTGAGTAGGGCAATCAGCGTGGCTTGCTTGGTGCCCCCACGCAGCCCGCCTGCGGCACTGCGGTCGTTCGGTCTGTAAGCGTTGCTAGCAGCTGCCTGTGGCGTGGGGGCTTCGATACCGAGTACTGCGAGGCCCGAGTGGCTGACGGCGTAAATGGGCATGTCTGCGGACGATTCGGGGTGCTGGGTAATGAAGCCTGCGCTGATGAGGGCGGCGAGCACTTTGCCGCGTGCACCACCCTTGAGGTGGGCGGGGAAGTGCACTACCAGCCGCTCGGGGTGCCCCAAGGCGGCTTCAAGTACTTGTCGTTGGGTCTGGCTCAGTGGCATGTGGTTTCCTTAGAAAGTTGGGTGATGACACATTTCTTCAAAGCACTGCAGCGGCACTGTCGACAGGCGTTGCAGAAGCTGGGGCGGCTGTCCTGGCGCGCCTGGGTTTTGCGGTTGGCGAGCGGGTTGGCTTCGCTGCGCGCTGGCTGGCGTTTTGGCCTGCCTCGTAGGCAGCTTGCAAGGCCGAGCGAATCCCCCAAACCGCCACTTCATGAAAATCCAGCCGATCCCAGTCGCGGGTCTGCAGGGTCTCGACAAAGAGGTGCTCGCGGGCAATTGCTTCGAAAAGCGCGTCGGGGGCGGGGTTGACTTGGCTGGTGCTGTGGTGGCTCATGCGGCGCTCCAAAAAAAATGGGTCAAAGGGGTTGGGTTGAAAGGGTCTGATTGGGCTGATTGATAGCGTTCACACCGCTATGAACGCTTCATTTGCGAACAACATCAAGTCTGGGCAAGTCTCAGACTGATTCACTCGGACACTGCGCGTGGCTTCGCCGGTCATGCCCGCATACGGCCGCATTGGGACGCGCATGCGCTCCAAATCACGCCCAAACCCCTAGCAAATCACCACAGGCAATTGGCCGAACAGATAGCCAGCACTCCGTGGCTAAAGCATTCATCCCTGACCGTGATTTCGAAAGGCCTGTGCCATGAGCCAAACCCTGTCCATGCGTGCTTATGCCCGCCACAGGGGTGTGTCGGAAGGCGCTGTGCGCAAGGCCGTCAACACTGGGCGCATCACGGCCAATGCCGACGGCAGCATCGATGTCCAGCGAGCCGATGAGCAGTGGCAGCGCAACACCGATGCCGCGCAGCAGCGCGGCGCTCAGCGAACGACGCAGCGCTCCGTTCCCAATGAGGCGATCCAAAGCGTGCGCGAGACCTTGGGAGAGGCGGGTGGTGTGGCGGGAGCAAACCCTGGTCTAAGCAGCTCGGCGAGCGGTGGCACCACGCTGTTGCAGGCGCGCACAGCCAACGAGGTCCTCAAGGCACAGACCAGCAAGGTGCGCTTGGCCCGCTTGAAGGGCGAACTTGTGGACCGTGCGGAAGCGGTGGCCCACGTTTACCGCATTGCGCGCGCCGAGCGCGAGGCATGGCTGAATTGGCCTGCACGCGTAGCGCTGCAGATGGCCTCGGACTTGCAAGTGCCGCCGCACCGCATGTACACGCTGCTGGAGAGCGCGGTGCGTCAGCACCTGATCGAAATCGGCGAGATCGCGGTGCAAATCGACTGACGGCGTCTCTCCTCCCACTCCTGCCACCGGCAGCGCCCAGGTTCAGGCGCGTCGCATTAAATCTATTTGGAATACCGATGTGCTGGATCACTACGACGGCTGGGAGGCGATCGCGCAAGCATGGCGCGAAGGGCTGACCCCTGACCCTTTGCTCAGCGTGTCTGAGTGGGCCGATCAGTACCGCATGCTTTCGGCCAAGTCGGCTTCAGAGCCGGGACGCTGGCGCACAGCGCGCACACCTTACCTGCGCGAGATCATGGACTGCCTCTCGCCGTCCTCTCCGGTCGAGCGCGTGGTGTTCATGAAGGGCGCTCAGATTGGTGGGACTGAGGCGGGCAACAACTGGATTGGCTATGTGATTCACATGGCACCGGGCCCGATGATGGCGGTGGCCCCCACGGTGGAGATGGCCAAGCGCAACTCAAAGCAGCGCATTGACCCTCTGATCGAAGAAAGCGAGACGCTCTCCGCCCTGATCGCTCCGGCCCGCTCGCGTGACTCCGGCAACACGGTACTGTCCAAGGAGTTTCGCGGTGGGGTGCTGGTACTCACCGGTGCCAACAGTGCAGTGGGTTTGCGCTCTATGCCTGTGCGCTACTTGTTCCTGGACGAAGTCGACGGT